CTGATCGCAGCCCGGAAGCGATCGGGGTTGTCGAAGGTCCCGATCTGGCTGAGCCACTCGGCGAGCTCCGCATCGGTCGGTTCCCACCGCGGCCAGAGTTCGGCGATCTTCGTCAGCAGTTGCTCGGCGTCAACCTTGAGCATCGTTGCCTCCGATCCGCTGGAGCCTCTCGGCGACGGACTCGGCAGCCGGGGCGCGCTGGAGGTCCGCAAGGTCACAGTCCCATCGGTCCTGAGTCAGCCATGTTGAAGGCATGGGCACGAACTTCCCCGACTGCCAGTCGTCGAGCTTCTTGAACGCCTCCAGGGCGGCAAGCACTGTGTCGGCCACGCTGTCGAGGCTCTTGCGATTCCATATCCTCTGGCAATAGGGCTTGGCGCCCTTCCGCTTGTGGCTAGGCCATGCCCGCCAGAACCGCTCGAAGGGGGTGTCGGCGTCGGGGGGTTCGCCGCCGGGCAGGTCGAACAGCGTGGGCAGGGGCCGGTTACGGACCCGTGCAAACAGTTGCTCGGGCGTGAGCCCGAAGGCGTGACAGACCTTGGCCACGTCGATGTACTCCGAGCTCCAGATCCGCAGCCGGCAGACGCCATGCGTATCGACCTCTCGGCACTGGACCTTTATCGCCGGCAGGGTCATGGTTGTATCTCCCGACCATCCGCCGACTCGCACTCGTCTTGCCACTCGCAGACCACATCGACGCCGGGCCGTCCGCCGTACCGCTTGCAGGCGAGCTTGGTGACTACCTGCGAGTCGTCATTCCAGAGTACCCCAGTCAGGGCGTCCATCACCGCACGAGAGAGCTTGTCCACGTCGGGCCGCTTGTCCGGGAACGAGGGGGCGTCGGGCTTCAGCTCGTCGCTGTGCTTGCCGCTGCGGTAGTGGCTCTTAGGGCGAGGCATGTAGAACGTCAGCCGCAGGTACAACGGCCCTTCCAGCGGCTCGCCTTGGAACGCCTGGAAGGCGAAGTGCTTGACGTCAGCCTTCCACGGCTTCGACTTCTTGCAGGCGTCCGTGAGGATGGGCTTGCCGGTCTTGGGGTTCACGAATGCCCGCTTGCTGCCGGCCGTCTTGGGCTCACCGGGCACGAAGAATTGGATGCTATCCATCATCGCCGTCCTTGGGCTTCCCGACATCATCGGGGATCAGGTGTCCATCCTCTGTGTACTCAGGCTTCTTCTCGGGGGCAGGCTCGGGGGCCTCGGCCTTCGCCGGCTCGCCCGTGACCCGGCTCTGCCAATCATCCGAGAGCTTCGCCTGCTGCTTGTCCTTGTACGCCTGAGCCGCCTTGCCGTAGGTGGAATCGGGGCTGAGGTCGTACTGCTGGTTATCGTGCTCACAGGCCCGGACGAGCAGGTCGTAGGCGAGGTTGTCGGCCGTCTTGGGGATGTACTTCTGGAGGCGACGCACGGGGGCCTTCCGCATCATCTCCGTCGGCCAGTCCCGGTAGGCCGGTCCACCCGCCCCTTTGGACGCCTTCTGCACTGCGGCCAACTGCTCGGCGTTCATCACTTCGATCATTGGTGCGCCGTCACGGGTGTACCCCATGGCGTAGGCGGCGGTCACGAGCTCGACCTTGCCCTGGCTGGCGGCATCGGGCTCATGCATCAGGTGCGGCCCCGTCTCGTCCCGCCACCACTTGAAGGGCTCGCCCTCGTAGACCAGGACGCTCTCCACCCGAGTCACGAAGCCTGCGTTGACCATGAGCTTGATGAAGCCCCTGTACCCCACCATGAGGGTGCAGATGTTCCCGTAGGGGACGAGGTACGCCTCACCCATCGCCTTGTTGATCGACAGGTCCATGCTCGCGCAGGCCACAAGGCTGTCGATCACGCTCAGGGTCACGCACTGCTGGAGCTTCTGCATGGCGCTGCCGCTGGTCGCTATGGTGATCGCTGCCTGCTCGAGCAGTTGCTTGGTCTTGTGGACCCGTCGATCTTTGTCCAGGTCGCCCGGCCATGCCCGGACAAGCGACGTGCCCGCCTCAATATCAGCCATGAAATGCACGCAGTTCCGGGGGTGCCTGAGTGGTGCGTTCACGTCGACTTTTTGTATTGCGCTCTCAGCCATGATTCTCCTATCGCATCTCGAAGGCTTCGGCGTCCTTGACCCACGGCGGCAGCATCATGTCGGCGTGCTCGGTCGGGTAGCCCGGCCACTTGTTGTGCTTGCGGCAGAAGGCGTACTCGGCGAGCTTCGTCTTGTAGACCTTGCGCCCGAGGTCGAGGAAGGCGAAGGACAGGGCCTCGGGGTCGTCGTGGACATCGAAGGCCCGGGCCAGGTAGGGGGGGAACTTCTCCACCACGGCAAAGACGTACCACGTCGGCACGTCCTCCGGCGTCAACCCCAGGGCGATCGCCGCATCGACGTACATGGCCGTGGCAATGTGATAGCCCAGCCGGTAGGCGACGTTGAAGAAGTCGTCCGCCTTGGCCGACCGGGCGCTCTTGAGTTCCCCGATCACGCCGGCGGCTGTCTTGGCCACGTCGAGCCGGGCCTTGCAGGTGACGCCCGTGGTCGTGTCCACCCAGACCAGCGAGAGTTCCACGTCGGCGCCGTCCATCAGCGGCCCGAGCTTCTCGTGCGTCCGCACGCTGTCGGCCATCGCAAGGGCCTGGTTCATGTCGTCAGCGCTCACGGGCGTCAGCCCCTCGCTCAGCCACAGGGCCATCTGGGCCTTGCACGCCTTCGCCCCGCCGTGCCAAGGCTTTTCCTCGCCCTTGTCGTTTACGTAGGTCGCCGGCTTCTCGACGAACTCCCCGTCGGCCAACTCAGGCTGAGTCGCGAGCAGATGGAACAGCCGGCCGAGGGCGTAGTGCGGCTTGTCGTCCTCGATGTGCGTGAGTCGGTGCAGGGCCAGGGCCGGGGTGTGGTCCAGAGCCTTGAGCAGTGAGGCGTTGGCGGCGTCCCACGAGGCGTAGGTCTCGAACGGTACTCCGGGGTAGACCCCCGGCTCCGGGGCGGGCACTTTGGCGATCACAACCTCGGCTGGCGTGTCATTCTGTGGCATCGGCCTCGTGTCCTTTCACCTGCCCGTCCTCGATGATGACGGTGCAGTCCTTGTCCTCGCCGACTCGCTCGATCCAGACCTGCGCGCCGGCCTCCGTCGCCATATCCCGCAGCAGGGCCAGATTGGCCTCGTCCAACAGGCTGCCGTCACGGATCAACAGCACCTTGAGGTCCGGGTTGAGAGCCAGGCCCATCGCCACGGACACCCGCAATTGCTCTGCCTGTGACGCCTGGCCCAAGGGCAGGCCACCGAACGTGACGCCCTCGTCGTCGAACTCGAGGCCCTCGACCGGGAACTCCGCTTTCGCCAGGGCCTTCGCCTTGCCCCCGTCGATCTTGGCAATCGCGTTACTGAGCTCGGCTTGCTCCTTCTCTGCCTCCACCAGTCGCTTCTTCGTGTTGGCGACAGCGGCGTTCTCGCGGACCTTCTGGTTGATGCCCTCGGCTGCGGTGATGCGTTCATGGAGCGGGTCACACTCCACGGTCGGGGCCTTGTCCGCCGCCTCTCGCAGCCTCTTGGCTTCCGCGTCGATCTCGTCGCGGGCGGCAATCGCCGACTCCAGCCGGGTCTGCGCATCGACCACGGCCTGCTGTGCTGTCGCTACTGCCCTCGAGGATGCCGCCACATCCTGTTCGGCACGAGTCGCCGCCCCCTGCGCCTCGAATGCCGCCTTGTTGATTCCCTGGGCCTCTCGGAGATCGCGGGACAGGTCCGCAACGCTGACTTCCTCGGCCGGGGCGTCGGCATGGAACGGCATGGCCTTGACCTGGCCCTTGAGATCCCGCACTCCGCGGCCGACCGCTGTGCGCTTCTGGTAGAGCGTCGCTCGCTTGCCGTTCTGCTCATCGAAGTTCAGGCCGATGAGTTCCTGGAGCGTCGCCCGCTGGTTTGCCGGGGGCATGCGCAGGAACGAGAGGGGATCGAAGCTCAGTGGACCCACAAGCTTGTCGAGCATGGCCTGCGGGCTGGGGAATGCTGCCCCTTCCTTGTTGGCCACGACCAACGAGGTCCGGCCGGCGCTGCCGATGGTCTTGGTCACGACCAAATCATCGAGTTCCACCAAAACACGGGCGGCATCCTCGCCTTGCCTCACCGGCACGTCGGGCAGCGACCTCCCGCCGGCCAAGGCGTACTCAATGGCGTCCAGAACGGATGACTTACCCGCCCCATTCTGCCCGCCGATGACGACCATCGCTCCGCTCGGCTCGATGTTGACGGCGACAAGCCGCTTGACGTTCTCCGCTTCCAGTTTGACGATCTTCGTGCCCATTGTTCTGTCCTTTGGTGCTGGGTTTCCGGTTCACAATAGCGGGGGCGGGCTTTGGACCCGCAGTTTTCAGGAGGGGATAGGGCTCCCGAACGTGTTGCCAGTTACACTACCCCGCAGCGTGGCGAGCAGCCCCGTCAGGCCCATCCGGGGCCGGGCGTCCTTTCCAGTCCCATTCACACCGTTTGCGGGTTCTGGATTATGAAGTTGTCGGGCCACCCTTGGCAAACCACCGTGGCCTGCCTGCCGCTCGCCGTCGTAGGCTTGTCAATCCGCCTCGGGCTCAGCATCGACCGCATCGCCGATGCGCTCCACCGTCAGTTGCCCCTTGGTCGCTGCGAAGGCGCTGAGTTCGGTCAGGTTGACCTCCCCCTTCGCGAACGTCAGCGACGTTGAGATTTCGCCGGGGCTCAGGCTCAGCCGCTTGGCGTCCACGATGCTCGTGAGCTTCGGCAGGGCATCGGGCACGAGAGGCTGCTCGCCGCCCGTGACGGCCAGCGTCGCTCGGAGGCGGGCGCCGCAGAACAGGTGCTCGGCGTCCTCCAGGTCGAAACCTTCCCGGCTCATTCGCACGCTCAGCCTGGCCGTGCCCTTGCCGACGCCCACATTGCCGAAGTCAACATTGATCGTTCGCTGCTTTGCCATCGTTCGGTTCCTTCCTCGGGATGGTGGCGGCTCGGGGCCGGCCAGTGCAGGGGGGAGTACACTGCCGACCCGTCGCCGCCTTGACTGCGAGCCCCGGAGGGATGAACCGAAACCCACAGGCATTCGCAAAGGGGCGAGCGGCTAAGTCCCGAGCAAGCCAACCGCTCGCCGTGCCCCGGACACGCGCCGGGGACTTGGACACATGCTCAAGCAAGGCGGCCCAGATGGACGCCTGCGTCCATCGCCTCGTCCTTGTAGTCGTCCACCCAGATCAGGACCGCCAGGAACGCGGCGACGAAGGCCACCGCGACGATGAGAGCCACTGTTGCGCCTGCTGATTCCATGAGAGATGTCCTATTCGCGGACGGCCGTGGGTTCGAGGTCGAGTTGAGCGAGTCGCTGTTCGAGGAGCTTCTTCGCCGTGGCCGCGGCCGTCCCGTCGCCCCGACGTTGCTGCTCCACCTTGATTCGCTTCACCAGATCAGTGTCGTTTATCACGATACGCATGATTGGAAGTATAGCACGGTTTCGGCACGGGACAAGAACTATCTTGAGCTTTTCGCATATTTATTTTCTAGCTCCCGCTCCAGGCTGTCCATCGCATCGTTGACCAACCCGTCAGCCTCGCCGTTGTTGTCCCTGGGGATATGCTTGAACGTCGCCCGTCGGAAGGAGGCCGCGAGCCGGCGGGCGATCCGGTACAGGGGCCGAAGGTTGTCTGCCTTGAGCTTCCAGCGCCCCGCGACCTGATTGATAACCAGTTTGGAGTCTCCGTAGACCCGCAAGGTGGTCACACCGGCCGACAACGCAGCCGCCAGCCCGGCGATACACCCCATGTACTCAGCCTCGTTGCACGTCCTGTTGAGGACGGCGTTGCCCTCCAGAAGGCCGAGTTGGTCGTCGTCGTTCACTCGCAGCACGAACCCGAACCCGGCCAGCCCTGACTGCGGACGGGCTCCGCCATCGAAGTGCATGGTCGCTTTTGTCATCGCTCGGTCCCTTTCGTAAGAGCCACTGGGCACAACCCCCCTATCTCCCTCGGGGTATCGCCCTGAGCTTCGATCCTGCTGCTTCCTGAACAGCGAGCGACGCCCTTGAAAGCTCAGCCAGTCCCGAGGTCGACCGTTGTCGGGGGTGGGACAGCGCGGTCTTTGGTGTTGGTGGCTTGAAACCGGGGGCGCGTGCCGGTGGGGTGAGTTCCGGCGGTTCCGTGTCGTTCTTTGGATGCGGGCCGGTGAACGACACCCGAAGCGGCCCTCGCTACGATAGGCGCAAAGAAAGCCCGCGTCCCTCCGAAGGGGGCACGGGCTTTGGTGATTGAGGCGGCCGGCTGTGGACTGCAGTACACATGGTAGGCAGAACCGGCCGCCGTGAAGGCATCGAATTGTCGTATACTGAAATCCACAGGTCAAGGGAATATCGCCCCCATGCCCCGACCGTCAAGGAAAAAACCAAGAGTTTTCTGGCATCACCATCGCTCCCGGTGGTAGGCTTCCCTGTCGTCCCGAGTCTGGAGCCAACCCATGACCGAACCCTCAGAGATCACCCCGACCCCCAAGGCAGGCGTCAAGACCACCGAGTTCTGGCTGAGCACGGTCGCCACCATCTTCGGCATCCTCATGGCCAGCGGCATCTTCACCGGCGATAGCATGGTCGGCAAGATCGTCGGCGGCGCAATGGCGGTGCTGGCCACGATGGGCTACTCCGCATCCAGGGCCGGCGTCAAGAAGCTGCTGTGATGCTGGCGATCCTGCTGCCAATCCTCAAGTCGATCCTCGCTGCCGTTCTTCCCTTCATCTGGGAGAAACTCCATGCGCCCGTCAATGCTGAGAGTGCTCGTCGGACTGATCGTGGTCGGCGCTTTGCTGAGTGGGTGCGCGAGAGAGAATCCGCGCGTCGTGCTGGTGCCGCACACTGAGCCGGTGCAACTGGCCGAGGATGTCCGCGCCTATGTCTACGTCGAGACGGCGGACGGCAAGAAGGTCAAGAGCGATCGGCGCGTGACGCTCGCCGAGGGCCTCTGGGTCGGCAGCGCGAACCTCGACTAAGCCTTTCTCCGGGTCGGCGGATGCGGGGCGGGAAAACCACACTCCGCTCGATCATTCCCCGAATCGGCCCTGACGGGTACGAGTCCGCCGGCCCCACACCTATCTCAAGGACGAGAACAATGGTGGAGCATCTGCTCGACGGGTCCGCGTACTCCGATGAGCTCGACTGCGAGCGTGAAGCACACAGCCGGGGGGTTGCCCGGTACCGCCGTCTGGTCGCCGAGGCGGTGGACCGCGGGGACGGCGCCGCCCTCAAGCCCGTCGAACGCCTGCTCGTCCATTGGTTCCGCGTGTATTCGTCCGTCATCGCGGCCGAGAAGGCGGCAATCACCGCACGCCGGCCGAGCAAGGGGCGCAGGGTCTACGGCCCCCTCCTCCAGCAGCTTGATTCGGCGACCCTGGCCGTCGCCGCTATGCACGAGGCCCTCGGCAAGTGCCTCTCCGAGCCGACCGGGGTGAAGGTGGCGACGCTCTCCCTGGCCATCGGCCGTTCGGTCAACGCCGAGATCAACTACGACAAGCTCCGCAAGGAGAACGACGAGGCGTGGAGCGCCCTGCTGCATACCGACCGAAAGAAGATCAAGGCAACGCACGTCAACCGCATCGCCAACAAGTTCCGGATCGGCGAGAAGTGGAGCCTGCGGAATCAATGCCACGTCGGGGCCAAGCTGCTCGAGCTACTCATCAAGGTCGCCACGATAGCGGACTTCGACCAGCCGCGGGATCCGGCCTTTGAGATATTCACTCGGCGCCGAGGGGTCCGGATCGTCAACGTCACCCGCCTGACTCGCCGGGCCGTGCAACTGATCGAGGATGGCCACTCCGTCCGGGAACACCTACGACCTCGGTACCAGCCGATGCTCGTGCCGCCGATGTCCTGGACGGATCAGGAGCGGGGCGGGTATCTCGAGCTCCCGACCGAGTTGGTCAAGAAGGCCGACCGCTCCAAGGTCAAGGCCGACACCGAGACCATCCGGGAAGCCGTCAACGCACTCAGTGCTACTCCGTGGCGGATCAACCGGGCAGTGCTGCCAATCGTGCAGGCGCTGTGGGCGTCCGGCGGCGCGTGTGCGGGCCTGCCCCGTGCCGGCAACCTGCCGATGCCCCCCCTCCCTGCCGACTGGAACGAGAACGAGGCGGCGAAGAAGCTGTGGAAGCGGGAGGCCGCGGGGATCCGCCGCCGCAACGCCCAGGAACAGGCTGAGCGGATCGTGTTCAAGCTCAAGCTCGACGTCGCCGAGCGATTTGCTGACCGACCGGCGATCTACTTTCCGCATCAACTGGATTTCCGCACGCGGGCGTACCCGATCCCCCTGTTCCTGCACCACCAAGGGGATGACATCTGCCGGGGCCTGCTGGAGTTCGCCGAGGCCCGGCCCATGGCAGCCGAGGGCCGGCAATGGCTCCTTGTGCACATGGCCAACTGCTGCGGCGTTGACAAGGCCAGCTTCGATGACCGCATAGCCTGGGCAACGTCGAGCTTGCCGGCGATCAAGGGCTGGGCCACTGCCCCCCTCGACAACACCGGCTGGATGGAACTCGACAAGCCGTGGCAGGCGCTCGCCGCCGCGATCGCCCTGAACAACCCGGAGGCCGCTACGCACCTGCCCGTTCAACTGGACGGGAGCAACAACGCCCTCCAGCACTACGGGGCGATGCTCCGCTGCGAGCAGACGGGGCGAATGGTGAACCTCCTGCCTGCCGATGCCCCGCAGGATGTGTACGCCAAGGTCGCCGCCCAAGTCGCTGCCATCGTCGAGCAGGAAGCGGCGGACGGCATCCCTGAGGCGAAGCTGCTGACCGGCTGGATTGACCGGAAGATCGTCAAGCAAACCGTGATGACCTCCGTGTACGGAGTAACGAAGGTTGGGGCTCGCCGCCAGGTGTACGCCCACCTGAAAGACGCCGGCTTCGACCAAGATGATCTCTACGCCGCCAGCCGGTACCTCGCCAACAAGTGCCTCGCGGCCAACAAGATCGTCTGCGTTGCTGCTCATGCGGCGATGGATTGGCTGGCGTGCTGCGGGAAGCTGATCGCTCGCACGGGGCAGCCGATCCGGTGGACGACGCCCTTGGGCGTTGTGGTCGAACAACCCTACCGCCGGGCTCGCGTCAAGGCGGTCGTCACCATGCTGCAATCCATTCACTTCAACGAGCGAGACGAGAAGTGCCCCATCAGCCCGCAACGCCAGGTCAACGGCTTCGCTCCGAACTGGGTACACGCCATGGACGCCTCGCACATGATGTGCACCGCCATCGCCTGCCGTGACGAGGGGCTCCGCTTCGCCGGCGTGCATGATTCCTACTGGACGCACGCCGCCGACGTGGGCCGCATGAACGAGATCCTACGCGAGCAATTCGTGCTCCTGCACGAGGAGCCGGCCCACCTTCGGTTATTCGACGAACTTATAGCTGAATACCCCGACATAAGTTTCCCTGAACCGCCCCAGGTTGGGAATCTGGACCTAAGAGCCGTCATGGCCAGCCGTTACTTCTTCTCGTGACCCATGATGCTATGCGTAGACAGACGAGTAACCCGCGCCGCAGCACTCACTTACGCGAAAGGGCCGACCTATGGACTGATTACGCTGGCGCTGTGTTCTTTGCGACCGCTCGCGTCGAAGCCGGCCGGTGGTACTACAGGTTCCTTTCCCGCCTGATCCGGGTACTGACTCACTCGGATATTGCTCACTGCACGGTTGGATTCGGCGGCGCGAGCGTGTTAGACCCTACCTTCGAGGGCAACGTCTACTGGCCCTTGGAGATGTTTCTCGACAGATACCCCACGCTGCATTCGGCCTTCCTCGTGCCCTTCACTCATGCCATTGATCTCGAGTTCTTCGGCTACGGCGTCGGCCAGCCGAAGCGGCATTGGCCCACGTTCTACCGCTGGCTTCGCCGCGGTGTTGCGCCGTGGACTGAGGATTGCCTCTGCATCACGCTGGCCTGCCTGATGGCCGGCGGCGTGGACGTCCCCGAGCGCATCTACACCCCCGTCCAACTGCACGACTGGCTGACGGATCAAGGATACCCCCATGTCAGAGCCTCAGACGCCGCAGATGCCCGACGGTTCCGAGATTCCGCAAGACGCCTTGTCGCTGGTGAAGTGGCTGGATGAGCACGTCACCGCCGACGTCACGGTGGCGGACATGGCCGAGGAGTTCACCCGCCTGCACCGGGCCTCGGACATCGGCAAGCGCGAGCTCGTCGACGTGCTCGTGGGCATCTACCGCGTCAAGTAAGGAGAACACCCTATGAAGTCGCTACTGCTTGCTGCTGCGCTGTTGCTGGCGATGTTCACCGCCGGCTGCGTCGTGGCGATCGAGAAGGACGGGGCCAACCGCTCCGTCAAGGCCGACATCGCGCAGCCGATCTTCCACCTGACCATCACGGAGAAGTAAGCCCATGGGATTCAGCGGCGGAAGTCCAAGCGTCCCAAAGCCACCCCCTCCTCCGCCCGAAGTTGACCCGATCGACGAGGAGGCCGAAGAGGAACTCGCCCGGCAACGCAAGAGCCTCGAGGCTCAGCGGGCAGGGCGGCAATCGCTCGTCATCAAGCCTATGTCCAATCCGGGCGTCGCAGCGGCGCCGACCGGCGGACTGCGGATCGGCGGGCCGGCGTGACCCTCAAGGCCGAATTCGAGGCCCAGGACGCCAAGCGGGCCAACGTCACCGAGAGGGTCCGCGAGTGCGCCGCCTTCACGATTCCGTGGGTCTTGCCGGAGGAGAACACCAAGGGCACGGACACGATCTTGCAGCCCTACCAATCGCTCGGGTCGAGCGGGATCGAGAACCTTGTCGGCAAGCTGGTCGGCTCACTGTTCCCGACCGGGACGCCCTGGTGGTCGACGGTTCCCTCGGCTCAGGCCCGCACGAGCGACCTCAGCCCGGAGGACATGGAGGCGTTCAAGGCCACGCTCCTCGCCCGCGACCTGCTGATCGAGTCTAAGCTTGACGACACGAACTACCGCATCGCCCAGCGAGCAGTCCTCGAGAACGTCATGGTGGCCGGCAACTCCCTGGCCTTCCTGACCCGCGACTACATGCTCAAGACCTTCCGCTTCGATCAGTACGTCCAGCGGCGTGCCGGGGGGCGGCTGTCCTGGGTGATCGCCTCCGAGCAGGTTGACGTCACGAGCCTGCCGGATGAGACCATCGCAGCGGCAGCCCTCGACCGGGAGAAGCTCATGGCCGGCGAGCCGGCCGATCGCATTCAGAGCCTCTACACGAAGGCCGAGTGGCAGCGGGGGGGTAGCTGGGTCATCACGCAGGAGATCAACGAGCACCAGGTCAAGACGTCCGAGGAGCCGGTGAGCCCCTTCTTCTCCGTGGGCTATCGGGAGCTGGCCGGGGAGGACTACTCCCGCGGCTTTGTAGAGGCCCGCCTCGGCGACCTGCGGAGCTTCAATGGTCTGGCCGGTGCGATTCTGGACCTCACCATCGCCGCGGCCCGGCTCGTCCCCGTCTATGACCCCGCAAAGGGCTGGACGACGGCGGACTTGACCTCTCCGAACGGCCAGCCTCGCGCCGGGCGGGTTGACGGCAGCACCCCCAACGGCATCGGCTTCCTCCAGTCCAACAAGCACAACGACATTTCCGTCGCCATGACCTACTCGCAGATGATCGAGAAGCGACTGGCCAAGGCGATGCTGCTTGAATCCTCGGCCCAGCCAACGGGCGAGCGAGTCACCGCCGCCCAGATCATGCGGATCGCACGGGAACTCGAGGGCGCCTTGGGGGGTGTCTACACGCACATCGCCGAGGAGATACAAAAGCCCTTCCTCAATCGAGTTATCTGGCAGATGGAGCGCGACAAGCTGCTCGTGCCGCTGCCCGCCAACGCCAAGGCCCACGAACTGTCCATCCTCACCGGCATCGAGGCCCTTCGTCGGCAAGCGGAACTGGACCGGCTGCTGCTTGCTATGCAGGTTCTCGGCCCGATCCCCGGAGCGATGCAGCGTATCAAGTTCGAGCTTCTCGCCGACCGCATCCTGCGCCTCTTGGGGATCAATACGCCGGAACTCATCAAGACGCCGGAAGAACTCGAAGCCGAGTTGGAGAAGCAGCGGCAGGCCGGTCTCGACACGGCTGCCAGTGAGCAGGCGATCAAGAGCATCGGAGCGATCGCCGAGAACAGCGCGGCGTAGGCCGCACGAAAGGAACCGAACCATGGCAGAAGATCCCGTAACCCCGCCCGCAGTGGACCCACCTGTGACGGACCCGCCTGTGGACCCGCCCGCGACACCGCCCGCCCGCCCTGATTGGTGCGAGGAGAAGTTCTGGGACGCCGAGAAGGGCGCCGTCAACGCCGAGGCGCTGGCGCAGAGCCACAAGGACGCGCGGCGTCGGATCACCGAACTCACGACCCCGCCCCCAAAGCCCGCGGCTGGCGAATTGGCGGTGACGCCTGCGCCGCCTACGACCCTGTCGGCGGATGCCGGCGTCGATCAGGTGATCGTCGCTGCGGGTCTGGACCCCGCCGCTCTTGGCCAGCAGTGGGCCGAGAAGGGCACCCTCGATCAGGAAGCGTACCAAAAGCTCGAAGCCGTGGGCTACCCTCCCGGCGTCGTCAATCAATTCCTCGAGTTGACCGCTCGCGATCAGAAGCATCGCTCTGCCCAGGTCAACTCCACGGCCGAAGCTGCGGCCGGCGGCAAGGACAAGCTCGCCAATCTGCTCGCGTGGGCCGGAGCCGCAGTATCCCCGGAGGAGGCCGCCCTGTTCACGGCGGACATCAACAACCCCCTCAAGACCAAGGATACCGTGAACGCCCTGCTCGCCCGCCATGCTGAGGCCGTCAAGGCCGGCAAGGCGAACGTGCTGATCGAGGGCGAAGGCGTAGCCGCCGGCGTCGAGCCGTACACCACGCAGGCCCAGATCATCGCGGCCGAGAACAGCAACGAGGTCCGCACCGACCCCAAGGCTCGTGCCGCGCACAATCAGCGACTCATGGCCAGCCCCGACCCCGCCACGTTGCCTCGTCGGTAGAGGCCCACGATAGACCGCCCTCGAAAGGAACCGAACCATGGCACCCGCACAAGACCCAGCATCCGCACCGCTGTACAACTTCACCGCCGTCCGCGGGCCTAACGGCATCTGGAACGGCAGCTTGGTCAGCCGCAAGACGCACATGCTGGAGGCAGTATTCTACGGCCACAGCGAGGAAGCCGTCCGTAAGAAGGCTGACGAGTACACCGGCTCAGTTGTCGCCTCACTGGCTCTCAATCCCCGCGAGGCCATCATCGGCTTCCTGGGGTACCTCAATCAGGTGGGCGCCACGACTCAGGAGCAACTCAACGCTGCGGTTACGGCGTGGGCCGACGCGAACGGCCTGGCTGCGACGACCCCGCACTGGCGCAGCCGGGTCAAGACTCCCTTGGCCGCGGCAATCCCTTCGGCCGGCATCGCGACCGCGCCAAAGCCGGCCCTCGAAGAGCCTGCAAGCCTCGTAGAGACCCCGGACGAGTCGGACACCCCGACAGACCTCCTCGAGCCTCCGATGCCCGTACCGGCCAGCGAGCCGTCGCCTGTCGCCCCTCACGACGGCCGCGACCTGCTGCACATCGGCCCGCCCCCGGCTGAGGCCCCCAGCCCTGCGGATGATACCGTCACCCCGCCGCCTGGGGCCGAGCCGGAACCGGCCGAGCCCAGCCCGGAGCCGACACAGCCGTCAGCGACCAAGAAGGCGGTATTCCTGGCCGAGCGGAGCGGGGTAGACCTGACCGAAGTCCAGCACGCGGAACCCACCATCACCGAATCCGATGTGGCCATCCACATCGCACAGCGGCCCAAGCCGCGCAAGTAGCACCCCCTCACGAGTATCCGGCACCAGTCGGTTCCAGGGGGTAGGTGAGAAACGACCTTCCGAGGCTACGCCTCACCTGCTCCCGGTCCTTCCCCCGCATCAGCAGCCCGGACGCCTCACCGGACAATCCGCGCACCGCGGCCCCCGGCCGGCCCCCCGATAACTCCTGGGCGTGAGCAGACCGAACCCCTCGATTCCCCAAGGTCTTTGCTACTCACACCCAAGGAGCATTCCCATGCCAAACATGGTTGTCCACCGAACGCTGCAAGAGTACGGCACGGGCGATACCGTCGCCCTGGCCCTCACTCAGTATTCCGGCATGGTGCTGGCGGCTTACGAGAAGTTCCTCGTGTTCGCCCGTCACGTCATGTCGATGCCGATCACCAACGGGCGCAGCAAGCAGTTCCCGGCGATCGCTCGGGCCGAGGCCGAGAACCTCGTCCCCGGCGTCGATCGCGTCGGCAGCAACCAGCCCCAGAACGAGGAAAGGCTCATCACGCTGGACGACTACCAGCTTATCAGTGACGAGTTCCTCGATGAGGCTGACGATTTCGTCAACCACATCAGTTCCCGCCAGACCTACGCCAATCAGCACGGCTTGGCGTGTGCCGATCAGGTTGACCAGCGACTCTCCCGGATGATCTCCATCGGCGCTCGCGTGGCCGATGCCGGCTCCGGGGCAGACCTGTTCATCGGTGGCCACGTCATCACGGCTGCCGATGCCGGGGCCATCACCGCGGCCTACCCGGCGACCCTCACCGGCTCGATCAAGCTCCAGACGGTGTTCGCCGAGATGGCTCAGGAGTTCGATGAGCGTCACATCTCTGACGCCAACCGGGTTGCGTTCCTGAGCCCGTACCTCACCCGCGTCCTGCTCTGTGATAAGACGCTGCTGAGCCGGGACTACCAGGGCGTCAACGACCTGATCTCTCGCAGGATGGTCGAGTGCGAGGGCTTCGTCATCGAGAAGACGAACAACCTGCCCAGCGCCGACGACTCGGCCAACACGGCGCTGCCCAGCCAGTACCGGGCCGATTTCAGCAAGGTGGCCGCGCAGTTCATCGGCGACGCCGAAGCTGTCGGCCAACTCACCGCCATGGGCGGCGTTCGCGCCATTGCTCCCGCGTGGCAGGACACGAAGCACGGGTGGTACACGGGTGCGAAGGTCTGGCAGGGCTCCAAGTGGCTCCGCAAGGAAGCCTGCGGCGAGCTTGTGCTCCAGTAAGCCGCAACCATACCAGCCTCCAATCCGGGACTCTCGGTAGGGCGGGGCTTCGGCCCCGTCCAGCCGTGAGTTCAGACAGGAGATCCCCATGGCTCACAACGATGAAGCGGGCTACCCCTACTTTGAGGCGTCCGGATCGACCGGCAAGGCCGATCTGCTCGCCGAACTCAAGAGGGTGGCCGGCCAGGCACCGGGGTACTACAACCTCGCACGCCGGATCGTCAACACTGATCTGGCACTACTGACCGACGCCTCAACAACCACGTTTGACGACGTGCCCTAGGCGGCTTCCGCCGCAGCAGGCATCCGCCAAATGAAGGAGATGCACAATGGCACTCAACGAGTATCACTACTTCGGCAAGAGCAACGAGGTCCGCGTCCAGACGGCATCCGATGGCAATCCCGAGGTCATTCTCGGCATCGGCACGTCCGCATCCTACGTCAGCGGCGGCACCAACACCGGCTTCAAGGGCGCTGAACTGCGGCTGGCTTCTTCGGCTACCAGCGGCGACGTGCGCGGGATGTACCTGCGGTTCCAGCTCGCAGCCGATGGCACGACTTCGGGCGAGGCACTGCGTGTCTACACGAACGTCAACGCCAACGTCGCCACGGCGCATGGTGCGCACGTCAGCCTCAACTTCGTGGCGACCGCCGGCGGCTCGGAATGCTCAGGGCTGGCCGCGGCAGTCCGTGGCACGCTCCAGATCCCCGACATCGCCTCGTGGGCGCCCACCGGGACGTACTGCGCCGGCATGTTCGAGATCTACTCTGACGGCGATGCGTCCGACCCGGACGGCATGACCGAACTCGCGGTCCTGCGCCTGTGCAACAGCGGCGACGCCACCGGCGCGGCCAACATCGACGACGACGCCTACATCCTCTCGGTGCAGGGCTTCACGGCCGCTGCGGATGCCACGAGCGCCGTCTCGTCCACCAGCCTCAACGAGCTTCCGGGCAGCAGCGTTGGCCTGGCGTGCAAGATCGGGGCGACGCGGTACTACATTCCGGCCGTCGTCTCAACCGAGTGGAACTAGCCCCACTCACATCTGAAAGGAACCGAGTATGCAGGCACGAAAGGTTGATCTCCGCGACTACGACGTCACTCTGCCGGACGAACGGGTGGTGCCGTACCATGTCAGGAACTCGCTCTGTGAGATCCTGATGAATCCGGGCTTGAAGTTGAACGGCCCGGACCTGCTCAAGCGCAATGCGGTTGGGCAGAAGATCCTCGATGCCACGGATTCCGTCCTCCTCGAAGGAGGCGAGTGGAACCTGCTGGTCTCGGGGGTCGAAGCCTGTCAGGGCCTTGGCCGCAACGACGTGGAACTCGTCAAGCGGATCATGGAGGCCGAGGTCGTCGAGGTCGACGAAGCTGTCTAGGCTGACGCCTCCAAGTAACCCCGATGGGGCGCTGGGTACACCAACCCGGCGCCCCATGTTTTTTGCGATTTGGGAGATGCTCCATGGCAACGATCCAATGCGTCTGCCTCGCTGTATTCGCTCTTGGCACACTCGCATCCGCCGGCAGCGGCGGGATGCTGGAAGAAATGGTGATGCGATTCGGGGCCCTCGCACTTGTGGGCTTCATGGTCATTCAGAACTACCGCCAACAGCGGGCGACCAACAAGGTGCTTGAACGCAAGGACCAAGAAGGCACCCACGCACAGGAACGCCTCGCGAGGTTGACGGCTGAGCAGACCGAGGCAACGAACCGCTTGGCCAAGGCCCTTGAGGACCGCCCCTGTCTCGTCGGAGAAGGCAAGCTCCGGCCAGGCCATACGAGCACGTAGCAAGGAGAACACGATGAAGGGTACCCCTGTAGACATCGGCGTCGGCCTCGACTACCACACGGACGAGATTGATGTCCCAGCCGAAGCCGCGACCGCGATCATTGCCGCGCCCTCCGACGCTACCAAGGCCATCTGGATCTACGATTGCCTGTTGCTGGTCGGCGCGGACTGCACCGGGCAGTTCAAGGACAGCGACGGTACCGCGCTCACTGGGAACATGCCGATTCTCGCTAGCTCCGGGTTCTCCAAGAACTCGAGCGGCAATCCCCGGATGCCGTGGCTCAAGGTTCCAGCCGGCAAGGGCGTCACGCTGACGATGGCGACGGCAAGCGGCACGGGTGACGGGAGCGTCGGCTACGCCATCGTGGACCCGGCGACCTGGGCATGATCCCCACCAACAGTTGCTTCCTCGGGCGAACCGCCAAGGGGTTCCGGCTGCATTCCGCCCCGCGATTCTTCGGGACGGTCTCGGAGCCCTTCCGGCCCATAGAGGAAGTTGTCCGCGTCCAGTACGCAGAGGACGATCTAGGCTTCACCGTCGCCGCCTATGGGCAGTGGATCCGCATCTGGCCGGAGTGGACCAGGGGCTTCCGCGACACGCTGATGGCCCTGATCTCGCGTACTCCCCGCGAGCAGTACGCGCGGGCAATCCTCAAGACGGTCTACAACTCGTGGATGGTCGGGCACGTCCTGGAGGCAGCCAAGGCCCCCCGCGGCCTGCGATACCGCATCGAGACATCCCGTGGTGTCCGTCGCGCTGCCGACGGGTTCGTGCTCGCGACCTCGCCCGAGGGGGCCCGCATCGGCCTGTTCTTCGACAAGTGGCGGGCGATACCGGACTCGCGGCTGGACTTCGACGATGAGGTAGTCGAGCTCGACCTGTCGGCTAGCCCGTCGGCCAAGGCCATGCCTGTTATCGACCTGGACCCTGAGACGGTCTCGGCCGACGGGGCCACGTATGGGTACACCCGAAACGATCGCACGTGGGCGGGCACGCGCGGAGCCGCCAACGCCGACGCCAACTGGGCCACCGGCATAGCCACCGCCGAGGATTTGGGTATCAGCATGGCCCCGATCACGATCATTCGCACCGGCTGCCGCTTCGACACGAGCGGGATTGCGGGCACGCCTGATTCAGCCACGCTCAACGTCGTCAAGACCTATGCCAACGGGACGATCTACGGAACCCGCTGCGATTTCACGGCCGGCAACGACTTCCACGACAACGACGACTACGGCGACATCCTCACCGGCCACGGGACCGGCTCCAACCAGATCGGCCAACTCACCCAGGTTGGGGCCACGAGCGTCTACAACGTCGCCCTGAACATCGGCAACCACTGGGCGCAGACCACCGACTTCGACGTCGGCTTCATGGAGGGCCACGACTGGGACGATAACAAGCCCGCCATCGTCGAGCTTTTTGGCTTCCTGTTCGCGTCATCCGGGGTCAACGCGCCCTACCTTGAGATAGAGCTACCAGCCGGCCGCGGCAGCACATTGCCTCTATTGGGAGCCTGACACATGGCACGCAATCACACCAAGCTCGAAGCCGTCAATGAGATGCTGGAGGAAGTTGGCGTGTATCCTGTGGCCGCTCTCGACACGGGCGGCAGCAGCGACGCCGCCGATGCCGAGCGATGCCTCGACCGATGGAACAAGCGCATCCAGGCGCGAGGCTGGCACGAGAACACCGAGACGGACGTGGAGTACGGCGTCGCCGACGTGACGAAGGTGGCCGTGGCCATCAGTGGTGACGGCGACTGGACCGCCGCGACGAAGATTCTCAACAAGACCGCAGCCTTCGCGTCCTACACCTGGGCCAGCGGCGATCAGATATACGTCTCGGCAGGCACGGGCGTTACGGTTGGGTGGTATGAAATCGCGTCCCGAACCGACGACGACAACATCGTCCTCAAGGACTCCATTGCCAGCAGCGATCAGACGGACGTGTCGACCACGCTGATCGGCTGGGACGATGCGATCACCGTGGCTGCCGACATCCTGCGGATCGACTCGGACCAGGGCTCCACTCACAAGGACGTCACGCTCCGCGACGACAAGCTCTACAGCCGCGACGACAACACCTTCACGTTCGACGGCAGCGTTGACGTGACCCTCTCCCGCCTCCTTCTCTTTGCCGACCTCACAGTGGAGCTCCAAGACTACATCCTGTCCGAGGCCCTCATCGAGTTCCAGAACCGCAAGGTCGGCAGTGCGACCGCCGACGCCCGCCTGCGCGATGCCCGCGACCGGGCTATGCTCCAGGCCGAGAGGAAGGACGCCGAGAACAGCGACGCGAACGTCCTTGACACTGACACCGCCCTGCGTATCCGAGGCGGCAGCGACGTCCAGCACTACGGGAGGTAGCAATGCCACAAGTCCGGTTGCCGATCCCCGCTCTGTTCGGCGGGGCCTCTCGCCAAGCCGACACGGTGCGCCACGCCAATCAGGTCCAGGAGGCCACCAACGTCCTGCTGACCGTTCGCGACGGCGCCAGCAAGCGGCCGGGTTCCACCATGAGCTTCGCGGTCGGCGGCACCATCGAGGCGGACGAGAGTTACCGTATACACGCCATCGACCGGGACGACACTGAGCAGTATCTTCTCGTGCTTGGCGCCATGGATGACGGCGCCTCCGGAACCGAGATGTCCATCCGCATCTTCATGCTCGACGGCACCGAGGCGACGGTGAACATCTCGGCCGATGCTCAGACGTACCTCGACGCCGAGAGCGCAACGGTCAGCGACTTCCGGCTCGTGACCGTTGCCGACCACACGGTCATTCTGAATCGCAAGGTGGCCGTCGCCGCTGAGACGTCCGACGTGTACGCGGTGGAGAGCACGTCCCGGACCTACGAGATCATGCGGGGCTACCAGCCCACCAACGACACCTACCACATGACGCATGAGGACGACGGCTTCTACCCCGCCGGATACTTCAAGTATATAGGCGGGGCTGACGGCACCTTCGCGTCCTGTGCCCGCTCGGCCGTGTCGTACACTGTGGCCTACTTCACCGATGCTGCCAAGCAGCCCCAAGGATTCCTGCTCAACCTCGTCCGCTTCGCCTGCGATATCAATGGCGGAGGGGAGTACACGATCGCGGATGACGTTCTCGACTTCTCGCCAGCCACTCCCTTCGCCGACTACACTTGGGAGGACGGCGATAAGGTCTACATCAACAATAACTTCGGGGCGATCGGTTGGTACGACGTGGTCTCGAAAGACAGCGACTCGGCGATCACGCTTCAAGCCGGGGCGTCGGGCGCCGACCGGCACAATGTTTACATCGACGGCATCGGCCCCGAGTACAACGTCTCGGTGGACTTCACCGGGGACAGCCCTGCCGATCAGTACGACATCGCCACTGCCTACACGCGGGCACTCCACGAGGCAGGCTGCGTTGACGGGCTCATCAACTGGACCATGACCGCCACGGACACCGGGTATATGACCATTGTGGGGCCTTACCGAGGGGCTGGCACGGAGGTCCGCGATCCGGACAACCCCACCGGGGGCGAGTACGACATGACGCTCAGTGGCCGGCCATTTGTCTCTCCCGGGAACACGGATGGCACGGGCACGCCGGCCACGGAAACCCTCGCGATTGCCGAGCGATGGGAGCGTGCGCCTGCCCCACGCCAGATCGAGGCCCAACTGGACGCCTCCACCATGCCGATCAAGGCTGTCCGCACGAGCTACACGCCGGGCTCGCCTCCGACCATCGTGTTCGACGTGGGCCTGATCGACTGGACGCCGCGGTACACCGGGGACAACTACACGAACCCCATCCTGAGCCTGTGGGAGAACGGCGCGACCCTGGCGGACGTGGCCTTCCACCGCAACCGCATGGTCCTGGCCGGCGACGAGAACCTTGTGCTGAGCCAGGCCGGCGACTACTTCAACTTCTACGCTGCCGAGGCCGACAACATCGCGGACTCTGACCCGATCGACACGACGCTCTCGGCGAGCCAGGTCACATTCGTTGACTACATCCTGCCGTTCCGCAAGGCACTGCTGATCTTCACCCAAGCCGGCCGGCAGTTCGAGCTCAACGCCCCCGAGACGCTCACGCCCGAGACTGCGGCCATCACGCCCTCCACGGCCTACGACAGCCTTACCGGGGTCCGGCCCGTGGTGGTCGGCAGCCAATGCTACTTCGTCTCGGCCCAGCAGGGCACGACGCAACTCATGGAGTATTTCTACTCCGACCAGAACGTGTCCAACACGGCTGCGGACGTCTCGGCTCACGCCGGGGGGTATCTGCCCAGCGACGTGCAGACCATCCAGGCTTCGCTCAACAATGATACCGTCCTGCTGCTGCCTCCGGATGGCAGCACGGTCTACGTTTACCGCAACTTCTGGAACGGCGAAGATCGCGTCCAGTCCGCGTGGGCCAAGTGGACCTATGACGCCACCGAGACGATCTGCGACATCGCCATCATCGAGGACACCTGCTGGATGCTCGTCGAGAACGCTGACGGCTTCTTTGTCTCGAGCATCCCTGTCATCGAGGACGCGATCGACACGGACGCATCGGGGGACGACTACACCTACAAGGTCCGGCTGGACAACCGGGTTGCCGTCACCGGGGCGAACGCTGCCGGGTACACGACATGGACGCTCTCCGTTGAGGACTCCACGCTTGGTACCGTGGTGCTCGGCCCGGACTTCACGGCTCACGACCCAACCGCCACGCAGGCCGAGTACGCCGGCCAGGTACTCGCCGTCACCAAGGTAGACTCGACGCACTACCGAATTGCCGACGCCGATGGCGACTACGCCGACAAGGAAGCCATGATCGGGCGGACGTTCACGTCGGAACTCCAGCTTTCCAGGCCCTATGCTCGCCAGCGCGACGGCAGCACGGTCCTGGGGGGCCGACTCCAACTCCGCAAGCTCAGCGTCCAGCACTCCAACACCGGCCGGTATGACATCCGCATCACCGAGCCGAACCGGGGCACGCTGCACGGTACGGGCCTTCCGCGCGACAAGACCTTCACGCCCCGCAGCGGCGACCTGATTGAGGACGAAGGCGTGTTCGCCTGCATCATCGGGGCGTGGGCCGAGCACGCGACCATCACGATCCGCAGCGACCAGCCCCTTCCGTTTGTGATCTCCACGGCCGAGTTCATCGGCACGGTCGAATCAAGGAGCTTCTGACATGGCAATCCCCGCCGCGATCATCGCAGCCAGCACCGCCGCGGTCGGTACCGCGACCAGCATTGCCTCGACCCGAGCGCAGCAGAAGTCGCAAGCGGACTACGCGGAAGCATCGGCGCGATCTCAGCGGAAGGCGGCAATCGCCAGCCAGCAGCAGGTGCGGCAGAAGCAGGCCATCGAGAAGCTCAGGGCCACCAACCGAGCCCACCTGATCCGCAGCCAGATCCGCGTTGCCGCGGGAGAGAGCGGCATCGGCCTGGGCGGCACCTACGAGTCTCTGATGCGGCAGGCAGACTACGACGACAGCATGAACACGCGGATCATCGACAGCAATGCGGACGTGGACATGGCCAGGATCGCCGCCGGGCTCCAGCCGATCGCACGGGCGCCGAGCAGTATGGCCGTCTCTGGGCTGCAAGGCGGCATGGCCGGGCTCCAGACCGGATTGAGCATCGCGGGGTCCATGACACGGCTCAAGGCTCTCAATGTGAAGCCGGACGGAGGGGGTGGCTGATGGCAGACCGCGCACAAGGTATCGGGACGCATCGCGTTGGCATCACCGTGAGCCCCACGGGCGGCGGGATGCCCGCTCAGCAGATCGCTCCCCGCCAAGCCGCCCCGGTCGGCGATGCTGTCCGACAGTTGCTCTACGGGGCGGCAGGGGTCGCTCAGGGCTACGCCGGGCTGCGAGAGGCTGAGCATGGCCTGGACGTCAAGACCGAGACGAACATGGCCGTGAAGGCGTTCACTCAGCGACTTGCCGCCCCCGAGTTCACCACGCAGGAGGCGCACGACTACTTCTATCGCCTCGAGGCGTTCCGTGCCGGCCAAGAGTTCGACCCAGAGGCCCTGACGTTCAACCCCACCGACACCCCCGGCGACGTTCTGGACGGCTGGGTAGACGCTCGCAGTACCGAGATGCCCGACATCTTCAAGGCCGAACTGTTCCGCCACGTAGCCCCGAAGTTCGCTGCATGGCACGGCAAGAAGATCCGCGAGCAGCGAATCCTGCTCGTGGATGAGGGCAACGAGACGCTGGCGGGGCAGTGGGGCTCGGAGCGGGACTTCGACGCACTTGAGAAGGCGACAGCTACCGCGATCAAGCTGAACGCCACCCTCGGGCGCAGCAAGGCCGACGTGCTCCGTGATACCGCGGTGCGCGGCCTGGACGCGGCGGCGGCGGCAGGCAACGTCGAGCGGGCCAAGAAGATCGGCGCCTACATCGACGACACCTTGCCCGGCATCGCCGAGCGCGGCGTACAGACGGCGATAAGGACGCGACGCATCCGGGACGACCGGGCGAAGGCCGACGCGGCCGAGGCCATGACGGAGGAGATCCTCGAGAACGACCGGAAGGGCGCGAAGCTCTCGGATTCGCTGGCAGCCATCGACAAGGCCGCAGACGAGAACACGATCTTGGAAACCGCGGCCATCACGATGAAGTCGCGGCTGGTCGAAGCACACAACGCCGGGGTAGTCCAGCAGCAGCGGCAAGCCACCTACGATGCCGGCGCCGCGGCCATGGACCGAGGACTCGGGGGCCTCCTGACCGACCAGCACATCCTCAAGGCTGACGGCACCACCACCACGGTATCCGCCAAGGAGAACATTCGGCGGGCCACGGCGGCGAAGTTCGCTGCTCTCGACCGACAGGACGCCAGCGCCAACGCCGCACTCGCCGCCGGCGGAAGCGAGCCCGTTGCGGATTCCCTTGCCCGCAAGGTCCGGTACATCGAGGAGAACGGGCTCGTCCACAAGCCATGGTCCATGATGTTCGATGCGGCCTTCCGGTCGGCCGGCGTATTGGACGCCAAGGACGCCAACCCCGAGACGGTAGCCCGCGTGGTCCAGAGCTACGAGTTCTGGCGTCGGCTCAAGACGATCAATCCCGCGCTCGCCAACCAGCATCTTGACGGCGACACGGCCAAGTTCTTTGCCCTCGCCGACTTGGCGTACCGGCATGTGACACCGGGCGAGGCGGTCGGGGCTCTCCGGGCCGCGCACGCCGCGATTCAGAATCCGGCTGGCGTTCGCGTGGACCCGCGAGAACTCGATGAGGCTGTCCGGGACATCACCCAGAAGGCATGGAGCGACGACATCTCCAACGCCGGCGACATGCAGGGCGTCGTCCGCAACCTCGCGAACTTCTACATCTCGTCGCTGGGGGTCGGAGCATCCGCCGCGGTCGAGGAGGCCGTCGATAACGTCGAGGAAAACTACACCGAGATTCTTGGCCGGCTGGTCTACACCCGCAACGTGCAACTACCCCTGACTCCAGAGGCCATCTTCGCGAACTTGCGGCAGCAATACTACGACTCGCATCCCGGCGAAGTCGAGGACGTCGACAACCTGAGCTTCATCTTCACGAACAACGGCGCAGTGCTCCAGCTTGTGAACACCGAACTCAACCGGATGGTTGAGGACCGCGACGCCGGCGTGTGCTCCGTTGCCAGCCTCCGAAGCATGGCCATGCACGTCACGGCCGAGGAGGTATCCGGCGCCATCGCCAGCGTGAAGAAGGGGATGCTGCGGATCGGCCCAAGCCCCTACCACACCAAGAAGGTGGTAAATCGCCGGCACGCCTTCAACTTCTGGTCGGAGGGCGTCGAGGACACCCCGCTTGAGGATGTAGTCACCTACGTTCCCGACGTTGCTCGCATCAAGGCCGACCTGGCCAAGACTCCGGCCGGCACCGGCATCGTGTACGCCGACAAGACGGGGCGAGTCAGGCCGTTGGTGCATCTCGGCCGAGGCAAGTTCGACGAGCAAGGCATCCCCGACCAGGCCAACTGGATGCCTCTGGCCGATCTGCCCGCACGCGCCAAGGCAACCGCGGGTGATGCAGAACGCGAGGCCAAGCTGTTCAAGCAACTGCTCGCCGGCGAAGAGGGCCAGTTGCTCATCATGCTGCACACGACGGTCGACGACATCGGCTTCGGCCCGCAAGCTCACGCCTACATGAAGATCGGCGACGGGTACCAAGAGGTCGAGTTCCCCAAGAGCTTCGGGCACGGGGCAATTGTGGACGAGGAATACTGGCGAGCCTTCGACAAGCTGAGGAGCAACGAATGACACGGCTTGGCAATCTCAACCCGCCGGTCATCCGCACCCATAAAGAGGACCGGGCCCTGGCCGAAGCCCGCGGGGAACCCGCGGGGCTGCTGCGCGCCATCGGCGGCGCGATCGAGAACGAATGGATCGCGGCGATGGCCGGCCAGCAGGTCGCTCGCTGGACCTCCGATACTGGCGAACCCGATGAACTGTTCCCTGTGACCATGACGGAGAACACGCCTTACTTCGAGGCGCTGACCGAAGGTATCCCGCCTCAGTATTGGTCGAAGTTTGCGAGCGCCCGCAATGATAATGAGGCGTCGCTCATCCGCCACCAACTTCTGCGCCGGGTGAAGAACGACCGCATTCTCAGCGAGCGGGGCTGGACCGGGGCCGGCCTGCGGCTACTCGCCAATGTCTTCGACCCGGTGGAGATCGCCGCCGACGCGGCGACGGCCGGGGCCATCACCGGCATCACCAAGGCGACGAAGATGAGCAGGCTTGCCCGTGCCGTCAGCGCGGGGGCGATCATCGGGGCGACCGAAGGCACCATGGAAGCCTATCGAACGACGCAAGACCCCACCAGGGACGCCTACGACGTTGCCTACGCCGCCCTGGGCGGCTTTGTGGCCGGAACCGCCCTGACTGGCCTCATGCTGCGAGGAGAGGCCGGACAGGCCCGCAGGCTGGCGACCTCGGCCCAGGACGACATCGACCTGACTGCCCTCAGAGAGGCCGGCTTCGAGCTTTCCGACAAGGGCCGGCGGCGGTTCTTCATGGGCTACGCCGGCGAGCAGGACAAGGTGCGTCGCGAGATGGCCGAGTTCCTCGAGCTCGACGACGCTTCCCGCATCGACGATGTTCTGGCCGCAGCACAGCAACCGGGGACCACGGCCATCGGTCGGCGAGACGGGGGGGATCTCACCGATCTGATCTTCGACTCGATCGCCGATGCGTCCGACGAGCCGGGCGTCGGAGGCGTCACGGGCGCCCTCCGGTTCGGCATGGTCGGCACCGGCGTTCGCAGCCCCCTCGCCCGCGTCCGCAAGCTGTTCCGTATGCTCAGCGAGGACGTTCTGCCCGACGCTTCCGGGAACCCCAACATCCTGTCGGCGACGGAAGCTATCGCGATGCAGACCGGGCGGCACATCGACGAGGTCGGGGCGACCCAACTGTCCACGATCCGCAATTGGGCCAAGCGGGAAGGGCTCAGGGTCAACGGACGCACAGCCCAACGGTTCAACGAGACGGTCGGACGGGCCACGCGCGACGGCGTAGACGACATCCTCGACCCGGACGTCAAGAAGGCAGCGCAGGAGCTCATGGAGATCCGCAACCGCACACTGCGGCGAGCGCAGCGCCATGGCGTGCCGGGCACGGCGGACATCGTCGAGAACCCGAACTACATCACGACAGTCTGGGGCGCCCGGCAAATCGAGGAGATGATAGCCAAGGTCGGAGAAGAGCACACCTTGGCCTTGGTGAGCGAGGCTGTTCTGCGAAACTCCCCGACGCTCACCCCTGAGCAGGCCGGGCAGCTTGGCAAGGCGATCATCCACGGGACCATCCGGCGGCACTACCTTCCCGACGTCAAGGTGGCCAAGCTCCTCGACGAGCGACACGCTGACGAGCTCAAGAACATCCTCCGGCACGAGGTCGGACTGGATGCGGCCGAGGTCGAGACCATCCTGTACGACGTGCTCAAGGATGCCAAAGACCCGAAGAAGATCACGCGGGCCTACAAGCGGATCACCGTGGACTACAAGCACTCGCTGGCCGTGACGGATCTCGATGGCAACCCGCTGACAATATCCGTCGAAGATCTGATGGAAAACGATGCCTTCTCCCTGACGCTCTCGTACTGCCGGCAGATGGAGGGCGCCATCGCCGAACGGAAGCTCCTCGAGGGCCTGACCGAAGCGGGCAAGGATACGCCGGTGAGCTTCGCGGGCGTCCTCGAGAACATCCGACAGAGGGATCTCCCGCGCATCGACGCAAAGCACCGGCCCAAGCTCCGTCGCGACATCAAGCGTGCCGAGCTCCTGCATCGCGTCGTCATGGGCCAGCCCCTCGGCACGATGGACCCTACAGCCGCCAAGTGGCTGCGAATGGTCCGCAAGTTCAACATGGCCCGCGTCGGCGGCAAGTTCGGGCTCGCCCAGATCCCCGAGATCGGCACCCTCATGGGCGCGGGCACAATCCGTGGGTTTATGAACTCCATGCCCGGCTTCAAGGCCCTCGTCAAGCGGGCGGCTGACGGGCACCTGTCCGACGAGTTCCTCCGGGAACTCCAGGCCATGACGGGCCTTGGCACCGATGGCCTCAGCCTGCGGCTCGGCCGCAACGTCCACAGGTACGAATCCATCGGGGGCATCGAGCAACTTGACCCCAGCGCCAAGCTCGAGCGCGGCGTCGACAGGCTCGTCAAGGCCGTCAGCTACGGGTCGGGCATGACGCCGATCAACACGTTCTCCCAGCTTGCCGCGGCCAGTGCCGCCGTCCAAAAGTTCGTCCGCATTGTCGAGTCGGGAGCCGTGCCGAGCGTCCGCCGGCTGGCGATGATCGGGCTGACCGAAGCGGACGCCCACAGGATCGCGGCCCAGATCAAGAAGTTCTCCGCCCTCGAGGAGGGCGCATTCGGCCTGCGAATGCGGAAGATGAACATCGACAAGTGGGCCGACCAGGGGGCCGCGGCCAAGCTCGTCATCGGCGTCAACAAGTGGGCAAACCGGGTCATCCAGAAGAACGACCCTGGGCAGATGATGGCGTGGATGACTACGGATTGGGCACGCATCCTCTTGCAGTTCCGCACCTTCAACATCTCCTCGTGGGACAAGCAGGTGGTCACCAGCCTCTACGCTCGCGACGCCCAAGTCTTTCGCGAGTGGTCCGGCGCCATGTACTTCGGCGCCCTGACGTGGATCGGCCTACAGTACGCCAACTCCATCGGCCGCAAGGACCGCAACGCCTACCTGGCCGAGCGGATGACCATCCCGCAGATTGCACGCGGCGCCTTCCAGCGGGCCGGTTGGGCCGCGATGATGCCCGGTCCGGTCGATACCGCCGCGAGCCTGTTCTCCCGCGGGCCGTTCTTCTCCTACGGCCGGACGAGCGGGCTGGACGCCAACGCGCTCTTCGGCAACCCGACCGTCGACACGGCGATCAAGGGCTGGCGGACCGGCACGGGCATCCTGAGCACGTTGACCAACCCCGACTACCGATACTCCGAGACCAATTGGCGCAACGACATGCGCCTCATCCCGCTCGGCAACATGCTCGGCATCCAGAACGGGTTGCAGATGTTCGGCGACTCCATGAACTTGCCGAGGCACTCCAGTCGGAGGCGATGACCATGGACGTAGACCTGAGCCTCGTGCCTCTGGGCGACCTGCTCACCGAGGCGATCGGCCGCATGGAGCACGCCGTCTTTGTCGGGATGCAGACGCAGATCCATGCCAGCGACAAGAACTGCGTGTACCGCCGGTGGCACGGGAACACGCACACCTGCGTCGGCCTGTGTTCCGATCTCCAGGCCGTCATGCTCGGGGAGATGTTTCACCGAGAGACTCTCGTGCGCCCCGAACCCAACGAGGACGACGATGAATAATATCACCACCAAGGCCCAGGAAGATCTCTGCGACCTGCTCGACAAGACGCTGCTTGAGAAGCTCAAGGACGAGCCCACCGCAGCGATGCTGAACGTCGCCAGGCAGAGGGTTCGCGACCTCGGCATCAACCGGTCGCCGGCGAAGCTGGCCGATGACCCTGCCGATGAGAAGCAGGCGCTCAGTAAGGCACTCGCCGCCGAACTTGGCATCACAGAGCCGGGCTGCTCGGTCTTGAAGATGCCCCCGGTCGGTGAAGGCAAGGACGCGGCTACCGCATGAGCGATTCTACCGCCCTGGTCAAGCAGTACACCGACCAGCTTGAACAGTCCTTCTCCTTCTTCCTCAAGGAGATATGGCGGCTCCAGCGACTCCCTGAGCCCTCGCGCGTCCAGTACGACGTCGCCCGCTGGCTCGAGGCCGGCCCGCAGCGGCGTGGCATCCGCGGCTTCCGAGGGCTCTCAAAGACGTGGATAACCTGCGCCTACATCCTCTGGCGGCTGTATCGCGACGCCAACGAGCGCGTCCTGCTCGTGTCCAAGTCCGTAGGCCACAGCCGTAAGTCCATGCACCTGATTCGCTTGTGGCTCGCCAACATCCCCTTCCTGCGGCACCTGGCCCCGCGGCCTGGTACCCGAGACCGCGACTCCATCGACAACCTCGACGTGGGTACGGCGGATTGGGACCGCACGCCCTCGATCACCGCCATGGGCATCCTCGGCCAACTCCCCGGCGTCAGGGCCACACTCATCGTCCCCGATGACGTCGAGACCATGGAGAACACGCAGTCCCGAGACCAGCGGCTCGTCCTCCGCGAGCGCATCGAGGAGTTCGAGTTCATCCTCGTCCCCGGCGGCGACATCATCTTCCTCGGCACCCCTCACCACGAGGACAGCCTGTACGACCACCTGGCCGCGAACAAGTACGCCTTCCGCACCTGGCCGGTCCAGTATCCCGAGCACGACCAACGGGTTCCATCACTCGCCCCGATGCTCCAGCGAGACCTACGCGACGGCGCCGCCAAGCCGACCGACCCGGTCTGGCCGGAGCGGTTCTCCCGCGACCACATCATGTCGCTCGCCGTCAGCCGGTCCACGTTCCTGATGCAGTACATGCTCGTGTCGGACCTGGCCACAACGCACCGCTACCCCCTGCGGCTGGCGGACTTTATCGTCTACCCCGCCCACCGGGACAAAGCCCCCATGACGATCGCCTGGGGCAAGCATACGTCCCGCGGGTCAACCGCCATCGAGGAGATCCCCTCGGTCGGCTTCGGCTCCGACCGCTTCTACGGCCCCGTCATGGTCGACGACACATGGGTCAAGTACCAAGGCGTCAAGGGCTTCATCGACCCCGCCGGCCGCGGACCCGACGAGATGAGCCTCGCCATCATGGGCCAACTCCACGGCTACCTGTACCTCAAGCACGTCGACGGCGTGCACGGCGGCGCCACCACGGAGAACCTCCACAAGTTCGTCGCCGCCCTCAGAAACCACCGATGCACCGAGGTTTACATCGAAACCAACTTTGGCGGCGACATGCTCATCAAGCTCATCGAGCCCATCCTCGCCGAGTACGCCTGCGCACCAGGCCAAGAGGACGACTGCCCCGAGGGTTGGGGCTGCTACGCCATAGGCTGCCACGCTACCGGGCAGAAGGAACTCCGCATCATCGGCATCCTCGAGCCCGTCCTCAATCAGCACCGAATGGTAATCAGCCCCGAAGTCGCCGCAGACACGACCTTTACCTACCAACTCACCAGACTCACCCGAGACCGCAACTCCCTCGACCACGATGACCGCATCGAGGCCGTCGCCGGCGTCACCCTACAGTTCCAGGACTGCCTCGACCAAGACCCCGCCAAGGCCGCAGACCGGCGCCGAGAACGAGACGCCGACGAAGAACTCCAGCGTGAGCTCGCCGAGTTCGCCGGGAACACCGCCGGGCCGACATGGATAAGGCACTGACCCGCTTCCTATGTCGTGCATCCCCTCCCTCTACTTGGGGAGAACGCAGCTTCTCCCTCACAAGGAACCGAACCATGACCGGCAGACGCAAACCCTACACCGAGATCGGCATCCGGCGTGTCCCCTGCTCGCGATGCGGCAAGCCTTCGACCGCACAATGGAAGATCTGTGCCAACGGAAACCGCTACGCCGGAGTCTGCACCGACTGCGACATCGAGATGAACAGGCTAATCCTCCAGTTCATGCGGGTGCCGCACCGCGGGAAGCTCTTGGCCAAATACCGACGCGAAGCCGCCGGCTAAGAACCCCACAGGACGAAACGCCCCAAATCGCCCTGTAAGCCACGATCGCGACTCCTGTGCTCAATCCCCCGCCCAGACACCCGATCGCCCAGCACAGCCAAGCCTCGCAAGCTCACGACCCGCCAGAACCGCGAGAGACATCCGAAAGAACCACGAAAGATCAAAACGGCAGAAAAATCAACGAGGGGGGCTCTGAGAAACAAGGAATGCCGGCTCCCCCCGTCCCCCCCCCCTCGATCGGGCGTATCCAG